ACTTGCATCAACATAGTGTTCACTATTGACAGCATCGTCAGCTAACTTTGTACTATCAATAACATCTGCTGCTAGGTTTGCTCTTGCGATTCCATCACCGCTTAGTGTAATTGCCATTAATCCGCCTCCGCTATTGTTATTGTGCCATCAGCAACTTGTTTAAGAATTTCTGCATAGTGTCTGTTACCTGTATCCATAGGTACTGACATAACTTCTCCATCTATTGTTGCTAAAACACTTGTATTTTCTGATTCAGTCTTTTGGTATTTTGCATTTATAATAATCATAATAGTTTCCTATAATTCTGCATCCATTTTTATGTCTGCTGTGCTTTGTATAACATATCCACGATTGTCGGTTATACTTGAACCACTAAGGTTAAAATTTAAATAAGTTCCTGATTGGTCAGCCTCGAAATCCGAGACCTGCATAGAATTAATTGTTCCATTTGACTGAACAACAGAATCATTAGCATACGTGCTACAAGTACCTGTAATACTACAAGTTGCGGCTGCTCTCATTCCAACTGGTAAATCTACACCAAATCCTATCATAGCTGTACCATTACCTTTAGCTCCTCGTATTCCACAATAATGTGTTTGATAATACCTCTGACACCTAACCAAGTTATCTCCATACCTTTCAAATTGGAAAGGTGGTAGAGTTGCTGAAGTGTAAGTTCCTACTTCTACTTGTATTCCTGTAATTGCCCAGTCGTTTGCTGTATTGTCATTTATTGCTAAATTATTTGCGTTTCTATCCCCATCTGCTCTTGTTTCCCAAGCAGTAGGAGCTGCTCCAGTAGTATTATCAGAGCCGCTTCCTAAAAACCATTCAAATGCATAACCTACACCATTATCATTATTAAAAGCACCAGATGTATCAGCAGCAATATTTATAACTTTCTGTTCCCAAGTATTGGCTGATGAAATAGTATAAGTACCACAACACATTCTATTATTATCGTGGTCTCTTACATTTAATTGTGCTGTTCCAGTTTTATTTGATTTAACCCAAAAAGCTACAGTCATAGTTTCAGCATTGGATGTACCTTTTTTAAAAGGTAAACAATCTTGTGCTTCCATTCTATATTCAACATAAAAGTAATCACTATTTGCAGGACTAGCATCAGCAGTAGTACAATCTATTCGTGCAGCCTTTTTAAATCCAGCTTCAAAAGCAGCACCACTTGTTAAACTTTCTTGTGTAGAAGTATAAACTCCGATAGAACCAGTATTAAAATTAAATCTATCAACTGTCCAATTATTGCCACCTGAATTTGCGTGAGAAAAACTTGTTCCCCTTTGTGCTACTTGACAATCACCATTGACGATAAGTGGTTTTAAATTAGGTCTATTAGCATTTTTACCAGTAAGACTAGAACCATCAATAGCAGGTAAAGTTCCTGTAATATTTGCTGCTGGAATAGCTGTTAAGTTAGCTGCACTACCATCAGTATTCAGTAGAGTTCCTGTGGCATCTGGAAGTGTTATCGTTCTATCTGTACTCGTATTAGGAGCAGTAACTGTCAGTATGCCTGTGCCAGATGCGTGTCCTTGAATTTTTACTTTAGCCATTTATATCTCCTATGCTATAACCCAAGTGCTACCCGATGGTACGGTTACGCTTATGGATGAATTAATTGTGATTGGTCCTGCACTGATGGCGTTATTGTTATTTGAAATCGTATAATTTGCGCTAATGGTATTAGCCATCTCGTATAATCCTTTAGTGGTTGTATTAGCATCTGTATCTAAAGTAGCCCAACTCGCAGTTGTAGCATTTGTTGTTAAATACTTGCCAGCGTGTCCACTCTGAGAAGGTAGAGCATCTACTGTAGACCACGCATTATCACCCCTAAGATAGGTCGAACTACTTGCAGTACCTGTAGCAGATAGCTCCGCTATACCAACCGCATCATCTTCTAAGTGCTCATTACCTATAGCATTGTCAGCTATCTTAGCACCTGTTACTGCGTCAGCATTTATCTTAGCTGTAGTCACTGCATTATCGGCTATCTCTGCTGCAACTACAGTACCGTCAGCAATCTTAGCTGCTGTAACAGCTCCGTCTGCCAGTTGTGTAGTATTCACTGTACCTGCTGAAGGCGTTCCAACATCTACATTTTGTCCTTGATATACTGCCCAAAAAGTATCTCCATTAGCCGGAGCTGAACTGAAGACCACATTTGATCCAGATACCTTAAATCCGTTTGTGCCAGTGTCGTCTGGTTCTTGCATAACTCCATTAATACTGACATGTAATTGTGCTGATTTGGCTGGAGTTATGGTAATACTTCCTGAAGCGAGGGCGAAGGACGTTGTCGATCCATTGAAACTACTAGATATATCGTCTACTATCTGATAGTTGCCTACGTTAGCAGGACTGTTACCTATATAAGCCATATTATTCTCCTAATCATCCTTCTATCTCCATAAGTGTTATTGAGGAACAAGCATTATCATCATTTATTCTTACAGAACCTGTACCTGCACGATTAGCAAAAACTATTTTATAAGTATGTGCTGAAGTATCTCCAACTGCATCTAAAAATGAACCGCCAGTTCCACCAACACTTAGGGCTGCTGGTGTGCCTGTGTCCATATTTGTTATTCTAATTCCCATTAGTTTCCAATTAGAGCTATCTTTTTGAAGATAAGCATTAAGACTTGTATTGCCTCCATAGTGTCTTATACCCTGTAAATCAACTATTACCAATATCTTATTACTAGAACTAGCACAAGTCATAGTTGCAGACATTCCAAGGTCAGCATAAGAAGAAGATGTGCTTGTAGATTCAGAACAATACACAGTATTAACAACTTGTAATACCTTTCCGCCACCAGCTGCTGCCCAAGTGTTATCCCCTCTTAGGAATGTAGAAGAACTCGCTGTACCTGTGGCTGATAACTCTGCTATTCCAATAGCATCATCTGCCATATCTGCGTTTACAACAGCACCATCTGTTATCTTATCGACACCAGTTGAACCGCTAATTAATGTCGGCATAATTTACTCCTATGGTTTTGGATATTTGTCTTTAGTGATCTTGATAGTTGCCTTCCATCCGTCAACACCATTATGGTATATGTCATCAAGCTGGTCAGCTATGGCTGGATATTCTGCCTTTCTACTACGCTGGTATGCGTTACCATCATAGACACCCTGTAACCTAGTTACTTCAGCATCAATCTCTGATGATGTAGGTTCGGTTTGGACAGCATCTAGCCACTCAAGTTCGTCACCTCTCAATACCCATTGAGCACCCGGCTTCAAGGATTGAAGGGCATCAGACTTACCTATTTCATTTGCCATTACTTACTCCTGTTAAAATTAAATTAATCATCCCTTTATCTCCATTGCTATTATTGTGCAGTTTTTCAAATGGTCAGCACTATCTCTTCCCGGTATATATCCAACAGCACTATATGATGTAGACTGAAGCGCACCTTGTACTTTATAGGTTACAGCACTTGTTGTGGAAGGTGAATCAAGAATTGACAGAGTATGTGCATTGGTTAATCTTGCACCAAAAGTTGAATTACCAGAATCATAAGCATTCCGAACCCTGCTTATTTCTGTAGAATCTCTCATTAGTCTTATTTCTAGATAAGCGTTCCAACCAGTACCTTGAATCCAAGAATCACCACTAGCAATAACAAGTATTTTGCTACTTGTTGCTGATGGAGTTATATCTACAGTTAATCCAGTATCAGCAAATGTTGTTGATGAAAAAGTTACCCTAGAACTTTGAGCAGAACCAGTAACAACCTGTAACACACTACCAGTAGGCAAACTAGCTGTTGTCATCCCCGATAGCTGATTCTGTAAGGCTATAGTGCCTGTGCCATCTAATGTTTCTAATTGGTCTACTTTAACTTTTGATGCCATTATCCTGATACCTCCATTACTGTCATATTCTGTGCTTGGCTACCATCTCTCGATAGTGAGAATGTTCCAGAACCAGAACGTCTAGCTATATAAATTTTATACACTAACTGACTTGTTGTACTTGGTGAGTCTATCCATTGCAAAGAAGCTGGACCATAAAAATCACCAAACCCATAAAAGTTAGCTACACCTCGGTCAGAACCTTCCACACTTGAGTATGAACCACCCCCAACACTCTTATAAATCTTAATAGCACCATCGCCACCACCAGAACCAGCAAAACCAGTTCTTCCTCCGTGATATGAAATAAGCATCGTGCTTGAAGTAGATGATGGAGTTATTGTTATAGAAGCATCAGTAGCAGAAAAAGTTGTACTTGTTGTTGTACTGTTAGCATCAACATTTGAAGATACTACTTGTAATATACTTTTTGAAGGCATCTTGCCTACTGGTATAGTAGGTAATATTATTGTGCCTTGACTATTTAAATCTAGTGTTTCACCCGAAGCTACTTTTAAGTCAAAACCACTAGGTGCTGCTAATTCTTTAACTGTTAATGTACTCATACGACACTCCAGTTACCGTTCACTGTGACGGTATAAGTATCTGCGATTGTTATTGGTCCAGCCGATAAGCCATTAGTAGTTGATCCGATTGTAATATTCTCACTAATTGTTTGTGCATTAGTTCTAATTATGCTATCAGTTCCTAATGATGGACCACCACCAATCTCCGCCCAAGTCAATCCGCCTGTATTTCCACTCTGGGCTGTTAAAGCATATCCGTTAGTAGGACTATTAGATACTTTAAGATTAGCCTCGTCAATTATATTGTCAGCTACTACTTGTGCTCCATCTGCTGTACTAGTTACTTCACCGCTATGATTAGGGTGAGTGTAAACTGTATTGGTATCTGTGGGCACTACCCAAGAATTATCTCCTCTTAAGAAGGTTGTATTGCTTGCTGTACCTGTTGCACTAAGTTCTGCAATACCTACTGCATCATCAGCCATTTCAGAGTTTCCTACTGCATTTGGTCCAATATCAGCTGCAGTTATAGCTCCGTCTACGATCTTAGCTGCCGTAATGCTATTATCGGCAATATCTGAAGCATCAAAAGCTACGCCTGCTGGTTGCTTTCCTAAATAAGGCATACTATATCTCCTATGTTATTTCCATAATGCTAAGTATTACATCTACTGCATCAGCCACAGAACCCTTAACTTGAATCTTGTCAGTTGTCTGAAGAACAATCTTATTACCTGCCATGACTTCTACCGAAGAGCCTGTTGGTATTGGAATATCTTTTGCAAGATAAACGTCTGCATTAGTTTCAGAATCAGAAGTATCTGATATTACTTTAGCATCAGCAGTAACAGAAGCTCCTTTTATATTAGCAATAGTAAGACCGATTATTACCGTTGTAGTGGAGCTTGGTACAGTATATACATCTACTAACGATGTATCTATACCAGCTTTGGTTTTTAATTTAAATGTGTTTGCCATTTCTATTTCCTATATTATCCAAGAGCAATTGCCATGGCAACCGCATCATTATCGTAATTGCCAGCATGTATATTAGTTCCACCTTGGTCTGCTGTCCAATCTATATGCTCATTGGCAACAAAGCCAGTTAAGCTATCATGATTTAAAGTGACTACTCCAGTAGCACCGTCAACACTTGTAACTGCGTCTGTAGGTGTAGCCATTAAGGTGTAATCTCCCATTGTTCCAGCAGAACCACCATTATGCATGTAAGTTTTATTTTCGTCTGAACGAACTACAACATCGCCTTCTTGAGCAGTTAATGCTAGATGTGCTGTTTGATTTGCTGCAGTTTGAATTGTAGTTAAAGCTACAGGGGAAGCTGAAAAAGCTCCGCCAGATAGTGTAATGCCTGTTCCTGCAGTATAACTCTGTACAGCAGCCCATGCCGATCCATTATAATGATAAAGAGCATTAGATGTTGTATCAAAATATAAGTCTCCTTCATCTAAAGAAGAGTTCGGAGCAGAACTCGCTACTCTGTATCTTTCAGCAAAACTATTAACTCCTGCAATATTATCAGCAACAGTATTCATATTAGTTACATTATCTGATGTACCTAATGTATTCATGTCAGATACTACATCTGCAGTACCTAATGTATTTAAGTCAGCTACAACATCTGATGTGGCTAGTATTGCTAAGTCAGCTACAACATCTGTTGTACCCAATATCGCTAAATCTGCCACAGCGTCTGCTGTTCCTAATCTACCTATTTCAGTAGCTTTAGCTGCAACTGCACCAATATCTGTAGCATCTCCTGCAACGGCTGTAACATCTGAACTAATTCCTGCTACTGTAGTTACGTTACTAGATATTCCTGCTACTGTAGTTACATTGCTAGATATACCAGCAACTGTAGCAATATTACCAACAACACCTGAAGCTCCTAAAGTTGCCATATTAGTTACATTAGCTGATGTACCTAATGTATTTAAATCAGTTACAACATCAGCTGTGCCAAGAGTATTTAAATCAGATACAACATCTGCTGTACCTAAAATACTCAAATCAGTTACTACATCAGAAGTTCCCAATAATGCCATATCAGCCACAACATCAGAAGTGCCTAATAAAGCCATAGCTGCAACATTTGAGCTAGTAGCTAATAAATTCATATCAGTTACAATATCAGAGGTTGCTAGTGTATTAAGATCGGAAATGATATCACTTGTAGCCAGTGTGTTCATGTCAGATACTACGTCTGCAGTACCTAAAATTGCCATATCGGCTACTACATCAGTAGTACCAAGAATTGCCATATCAGCTACCACATCAGTAGTACCAAGAATTGCCATATCTGCAACTACATCTGTTGTTCCTAGAATTGCCATATCTGCAACAGCGTCTGCTGTACCTAAACGACCAATTTCTGTAGCCTTGCCTGCTGCTGCAGTTACATCTGAACTTATACCAGCAACAGTTGTTACATTACCTGATATTCCTGCTACTGTAGTTACATTAGATGCAATGCCAGATACTGTATTAATTTTTGTTTGGTCTGATGTTGTAGGAGTAGTTCTATTCCATGTAGTATTCCCTAAATCATACACCATCATTACGTTATTGGTAGTATTAAAGTATAGGGCTCCGTCTACTAAAGCATTAGAATCATTATCTACAGAAGGATCAGAACTCTTAGTTCCTAAATATCTATCATCAAAGGAGTCATATGAAGCTGCTGCTGCTGTTGCACTAGTAGCTGCATTAGTTTCTGAAGTAGCAGCATTAGTAGCTGATGTTGATGCTTGAGCAACACGAGTATCAATCGTGACGCTATCTCCTGCAGCCCCATCATAAAATGTATTTCTTGGCATAATCTCTCCTATAATAACGGTGTACTAAATTGTGCAGAAAACGAACCACCTTTCATACTGGCTCTAAGTTCTTTTTGATTTAATGAAGTAACTTTATTAGTAGTTAGTTCATTAAATTTTTGTTCCATTTCTACATCTCCTAAAAATGTAGCTCCTACTGTACAAGCAGCGTATAAAATTGTTTCAAATTCAGTTCCTAGAATCCAAGGAATAGTTTCTACATTAGCTGTTCCTGTTCCTGAGCCAACACCAGTTGCTTTAAATATAACACCTACTGTATTAGCTGAAGCTCCTATTCCTGTAAAACTTGTATTACCTACAGTAAGAATAGTATAATATTTTCCAACAACAAAAGAACCTGCTGTTGTTGCCGTAGAAGAATAAGTTCCTACTGGATCATCTGCTTTATAATATTTTAAAGTGTATTCTCCTGCAGCCGATTGTTTTCCTTCGTTATCAGTCAAAAGAAAATTGCCTAACTCTCTGGTATAGGCATTTTTTATTCTATTATTACTAAAAACTTTTGAATCAACTCTGCTAAGAATAACATCATCATCTTTATCAGAATCGGTCCAAGTTCCTGAAGCTGCTGTACACAAAGCACGAGTTGTATTTGTTGTTGGGTTGACAGAACAAGTTCCGCCTTGAACATATTTTAATTCTATAACTTCCAATAATCCTGCTGGAATTGTTATACTTGAATTTGCAGCAACAACTGAAAAACCATTTAAAGTTTCTAAAGGCGGAACTCTAAGTTCTTCATAGAGTCTTGCTTCACCAATAGATATAAAATCGTCTAATTGAGCATCAGTTAAGTCTGACCTGTTCAGCCAGTCAGCTACTCCTGTTCTTAAAGTAACTTGGTCAATAATAGCCATTTAAATCTCCTAGTGAAAATACATTAATTGAGGATAATCTCTTTTAATAATTGATTTAACAACTTTCCAATCGTCTCTTGTACAGTTTCCACTGTGTATGTTGATATGATATTTACTCATAATATCTAATGCAACTGAATCCGGTATATTACAAAAAGGTTTAAAACCTGTATCTACTTTTTTTCTATATGAGCTTTTTGTAACTTCTCTCATGTGTTTTGCCCACTCTAGATGTTCGCTTACATCTTGAGTTACACCTACACCATCGTTTCCAATCTTTGTTCTTAAATCAAAACTATAGTCTTTACCCATCGTGGTTCCTTATAAAATATAACCCCCGTCCGAGGACAGGGGTTAAGTGATGTTACGCAGTAACGTCTAAAATGACACCATTACCAGTCGGAGCTTTCGCTTCGAAGGTAATTTCTTGTACCAAGTAAGAACGTAGAGAGTCACCATCTTCGTTGATATCACGGAAGTGAAGTGGACGAAGTGTGTTCATTGACATTGTAGAAGGATCGTAAACAAATACCTCGGTATTATCCATTAGATAGTTGTGTACAAGTTCAACATCACCAAAGTCAGACTCATATAAGTCTACTGATTGGCGAAGCTTTCCTTTCTCATCAATGTTCCTACGAACATTCGTAGTACCTGTCATTAGGTCAGAGAATCTAACTTTGTTGGTAGTTGACATCATTAGCGTGTTTGGAGCTACTGAAGTTACGCCATTTATTAGACGTAGAACTTCGTTGATATCAGCCAACGCAACATTAGCGTTAGTATGACCTGACTGCGCAACTGCAACGTTTGTACCGTCTCCAGCACCTGTTACGGCACCAGAACCAGTGGCTGCAGCAGCTGTACCAGCAACAATGTTGACAGTACTGTATGCTTGATATGCGCCCATTTGACGAGCAGCAGCTTGAATGTTACCTGAAGCTGAACCGCCCTGTACAGCAGATATCTTAGTGGATAGCATCCACTTTTCTACGTCACGAGCCATTTCCTTACCACGCTTTTCAGTTTGGTATTTGAATTCTGACTTGCGTCCGACTTTATCTACTGATTCCAATGTACCAGACACACGGATACCTTTAGTAAATATTTGGCATCTGTTTGTCAAGCGTGCAACGACAGGAGAAGCACTTTCTGCGAAAGTTGATCCTTCAGCTGCTGCTTGTAAACCTGCAGCTTCTAAAGTATCAGTTGACCACTCATGTAGAGTAGCTGATGCTTTACCCTTGCCGATAGACGATACAAAAGGCGTCATATCACGAGAAATGTTAGAAATCCAATTCGCTAGGTCTTCTCGCATACCTCCTTGCGTAGTGGTTGTAAAGTTTGTAGCCATTATGTTTCCTATGGTTAGTAAGGTCTAGCTATCAAAAATCCCGTCAATAACATTATCGAAAAGAATCTTACTATCTTGTTCACTTCCTTTTCCTTTACTGACATTCTTTCTGGCAGCGTCCACCCTATTGGACTTTTTAGTTTTTGCTGAACTTGGCTTCTTAGTTGGAACTCGTTTAACGGGCGTTTTCTTTCTTTTAGCTATCCCTTTATCCGAATTCTCTGATAATCGTCTGTATCCATCAATAGCTTTCACCATTGCTGGATCAGTCATAGTATCAACCATTCTTTCATTTAACCCAATACTTAAAGCAAATGTTCGATTAGATTTTGCAACATCTTCTGACCAATCTGGAATTAAGTCTTTTACTACTTCATTGAAGTGTTCAACTTCTTTCGTAAATTGTTCTTGATGTTGTTGATTCATGGATTGAACCATTCCTTGCATAAGATTATCTCTGCTAGCTTTTCTTGAAGCATACTCCTCTTTTGCCTTACCCAACTTATTGTTGAGTTTACTGGCTTGAAAGTCATCCTCTTCAAAAGCTTTATCAACTTGAGTTTGAAGATGTTTTAAAACACTTTGATCTTTTGCATCTTCTCGCTGAATTAATTCTGCATTAACTCTTGCATAAATTTCAGCTTGTTCTCTAGTTGCTTGCAACTCTTTAGCTTGTGCAGCAAGCTCATCCCCTTTCTTTGACTGGCTCTGCTTTGTTTGATAGTTTGCAACAAGTTCTTCCATAGTGACTTCAGATTCTTCTCCGTCAATTTTGACCGGAACTCTAAAATCCATATCGATTTCACTGTCTAGCTCATCCGATTCAGATTCTTGGGTAGCGTCCTCAGACTCATCCTCCTCTTCCTCTTCATCACTTGTGTTATCATCCTCTGCTTCATCAACTTCATCAGCGTCCTCGTCAGTGTGTGGATCATCACCTTCGAGTTCTTCTGTCGCTTCGTCACTCTGTTGGGTAGCGTCTTCAGACTCATTGCCTAAAATCTCATCCGCCAAAGCATCGAAATCGAAATCAGTAACGTCCGACTCATCCATATGGGTAGCTTCGTTATTTGTTTCTGACATTATATCTCCTATAAATAAGAGAGTTTATTACAACTCTCTGTCATCAATCATCTAAAGGTTTGTAATAAAACCTCTTATTTTTTCTTGCTAGTATTTTTCAAGGCAGCAAGTTTACCTTCTATATGTTGCTTAGTTATATTTAAATTATTATAATCAAATGAATTACCATTGATTTGTCTGCCTCCTGCAAGAACTTGTGTAATTGCATCTAGCTGTGTATTTATTTTATCTAATGCTCTTGTAAGCACATCTTCGTTCGCATTCATCATTCATCTCCTGAACTATCTTTTTGTTCTTGGACTTTATTGTCCTTTGCGATAACAGCTTTATCTATATTATTCATTACCGCACCCTGACTTATAGCTAACTTATAGATAAACTCTCTACGTTCTGTTTCATAGTGTTTAGTACTTAACCACTCTTGAAAAAGATTATTGAGTATATCTTCAGTTACCATTGTCATAGTATCTTTTATCTCAGCACACTGATAGCCTTTATTCAAAACTCTCTGTGCGTCATCATATGGCGATACTTTTTTTGGTTTGCCACTATCTCCAACTTTATAAGCTGGTTGTCTTTTATAATTACTCATCAGTCATCTCACATGTTTTCATATTGATCTATAGATATATGTTCAAACCCAAGAGTTTGTAATACATCTAAAGTTTTTAAAGCAGTTGTAGAGCTTTCAATAATTTTTATATCTTCGCTTTCAATTGCTAATTCTGCTATTCTATCAATAGCCTCTGCTATTGACATTGTTCTGTTGCTCATATTGCTCCTGCTGTGCCTGCATCATCTGTTGTTCTTGCATCATTTGCTGCTCTTGTTGAGCTAGTTCAGCTTCCATTTTTTCTTGTTCTTCAGTGTCTTGATATAAAGATAAGAAATCTGCAGGTATTTGTTGAGGCACTTGAGCTCCTTCAGTTCCTTGAGCTTTAACTTTGAGTTCTGCCCATTCTCTGTTAGAATCATCATTTGCCTGAAGTAATTGACGCTTATTGTCAATCTTCTTATTGTCAGCTTCAGCTCTAATTAAACTAATATTAGCTTCTTGGCTTGATAACTCCAATTGTATTGCAGCTATTTCTGCTTGTTCTTTTAGTTCTTGTTTTTGTTGTTTCTTTTGTTGTGCTTCTTGTTGTGCTTGTTGAAACTCTGGTGTAGCTGGATCATTTAAGAATCTAGTCGGATCCATTCCCATATTCTTCAGTATATCTAATGCTAAATTATATGAAGACATTGGATTAATAAAAGCTTCCGAAGTTTCGGTTTGAGCCATCTGAGGCAACAATTGAGTTAATTGTATAAGCTTCTCAGCCAAGGATTGATTTGAATTTTCTCCAATGTTTGCTTGAATATCTAAATCCATATTTGCTGGCATTGTTTGTAACTCTTGTGGAGATATTGAAGCATATCCTTTATCTGTTTTATACATGCTTGGATTCTTAAGATTGCTTTTCATCTCTCTCAGAACTCCTCGACATAAATCCTTAATACCAGTCTCTACAAATCTACGGGCAATATGCTCGATTCTTATTTGAGCAGCATTCTGTGCTCCAGTCATTTTCTGTTCTGAGTTTCCTGACACATATAATGTATCATTCAGACCCATTGCAGTTTTACTAAGACCAGTAGATTGCTCTTTTTGCAGCCCCAGGAATTCTAACATGCTTGCTGTACCAGTGCTCATTGGCTCTGGCTGGAGTTGTTGTACAGCTGCAGCAGGATTTCCGTTTGTAGGAATAATCTGTTTTGGTACTGGATTTTGCAAAGCTTGGAAGTCTACTACATTAGGATCAGCTAGTGTTCTACCATAGTTGCCAAAGTACACATTCTCTACAAATCCTCTAAGGATTGCTGTAGTTGCTTGTGTCTGTGGGCGAGCCATATCAAGAAGCGATAGACCATAAAATTCATGTGGTATCTCAATAGGATTAAGTACGGCTACAGGAACATATGCAACATCATCTTCTTCTAGGATTGTATTCCCAGCCTTAATAACATGTTTAAGTTCTGCAATACCATCGCCATCTCTATCGGTTCTAATCCAACACTCAACAACAGTAATACTGATATTAGCTTCGTCTTCATCGCTATCGTGACTATCTAGCCAGTTGGTAATTCCAGCAGCATCCTTTCTTGAAAACGCTTCATAAGACCAATTAGAATTTCTGACAGTTGCTTCTTCACCAATTTCATTAAAATCTATATCAAGATCAGACCATGTTCGTCTAACATCAGAACGAGTCATTTCAGTAACGATACCAACAAAAGTTGCATCAGTTACTGATGTAGCAGCCCTATTTATAAGAAAAGATTCTGGTGCAATATTTTGAAGCTTTACTCCAGACTTGTCTATTTTTCTACGAAGCCTTACATCTACATATGCATAGTAGCTTGTGCCATCTTCATTTATGACTGGTTCTGTTCCTATTTGTAAGTCACCAATAATTTCAACATTTGGATCAGAAAGTATCTGGTCAAGAACACCTTCTTCAATTTGATCGTATTCTTCTACAATATAATCATAATGTTCTTCCCAGCCCCATGTAAGAGCACTATTGCCAAAGACAACTGCTGACTTTATCCATGTGGAAAGTTTCGACCATCCATCAGGATTTGAGTTGAATAGACAATAGTTGACTACATCCGAAGCAATCTGTGACGCTTTTACAGCAGCCATCTCGTTGCTATATGGTGTAAATAAAGCCAACTTATTATTGTCTAATAATAGTTTGGTCAATAGTGCAGTATATCCCTCAGCTATCTCGGCTGAGTCTGAGGATACAATTGAGCTTACACCTTGTGGTTTTAAATCACCTTGGGCTTCTAAGCTCATTTCATATACAGCGTTTTCTCTTCGTTTACTGACATCTGAAGCTCCAGTATAACCACCCGTAGCATTACGCATATGGCGATCAATCGACTGGATTAACATCTCGTCATCAATCTTTTCGATTTTCTTTTTCATTCTCACTCTCTCTGGTTAAGTTCCTTTTGTTCTTATTCCCCACAAGTGCGGAGGTGTTGCCCATATTGAATCTTGTATATAACCTTTTTCTGCATCATCAAGTATCTGCTCATAAAAAGGTTGTGTTTTTTCAAATAAAAATTTATCTAATCCTTCTTTTGTCATTGGTCCACCCGGTTTATCCATATGCCATTTACTATAATCATAGTCAGCATGTATTGGTGAACCCATATGAGCATTCGCTGGCATTTGTGGATGTGGTTGTCTAGGACTAAGAAGCTCAGTTAATGCTTGAGTTAAAAGTTCATTTTGTTCATAGTAAGCATCACGATATTCTGGTATATATTTACTACTATCAATATGTGGATTTCCTATAGGAATTCTTTTTCCTAAATATCTATTTCGACTTGCAGGGATTCCTAATTCTGAAGTTCCCTTTAACATTTGAGCTATTGCATTAGGATAAGCTCCTTCGTATCTGTCAAAAAGATTAGAATGGATTGATTCATGAAGTCCAGTTCTTGCTATATTTCCACTTTGCCAATCAGCTAGAGCTTGTTGTTCTTCATATGCTTCCATACGTTTTTTATATTGATCTTCATGAACTAACTCTTGGAATCTATCTGTAAGTTTTACAGATGGATCTGGTTTAAAAGGTGCTAAAGGAGCCAGTGGTTCAACTTGATGTCCAGCATAATCTATATTAGCAACATAAATATCTTCTGAACCTACAGGTGCATAGCCACCATATTTTCCATAATCTGCTGGATTATGGTCTGGATCTGCATAAAAAGGAAGATATTGTTTTGGCTCTAATAAATAACCTCCACCAGTATAATATTCAATATTAGCTAATGGATTGTCTTTATAGATTTCATCCAAATAATTGGCAACTTGCTCTGACATCTCCCATGGGGGTTGATATCCCAAACCTGATGTATTTCCTTCATTAGCCAAAGCCATAAAATCTCCCTACAACCATTTAGTTTCTGGTTGTTTAAATAATGTATTCATCTCTCCCCAACTAAATGATTTGTTGGTTAGAGCATGTCCATGTGTTCTATAAACTTCACAAGCAATAGCTAATGACATCACCATGTCATCATAATGACCAGTCGAAGCTTCTGCCTTTCCGCTTGGTGTTACAATGAAATTTCTGAGTTCATCTAATAATAAATCAGATGGAATCATAATGTCCTCATCCTCAATCATTCTTCTAAGATTGGATATGATTGGTGGTCTAGTAGACATAGTAGTCTTAAACCCAAGATGATTTACATTGTCTCCAGCAGTATTAGCTGTTTTCTTTTGTAGATATATATTAGGATAGTTCATGCCAAATAGTTGTTGAACTGTTGCCAATCCAATTGAATTGCTTTCAGGACATACTAATGCATTGTTATACCATCTACCAAGATAGAATATTACTTTCCCAAACTTTACGGGATCTATTCTATTACTTCTATATATAGCACATATTTCTCTATCTTTATTTAAGACAGTTGCTACTGAATAATCTCCTTTAACCCCAAGCGCTACGTCAGCACCAATAATATATTTCTGTTTTCTTTCTGGTGCTTCCCAAATTTTCAGAGATCCTTCTTCCGATTCGTCAAACGAACTAAATGACTCATTAAATTCTCTAATAGAATCTGGAGCCATTGGAAGGTATTTATCGAGTGTCTCTTTACTGAAGACTGAAGAACCCGATTGTATGAAAGATTCTTCTGCAGTAAACGGATACTCTTGTTTAAATGTTGAATTTGAAGTTTCAGATATTTTAATCCGTCTCCAATATATTTGTCCTTCATCTAGATTGTATTCCTTTTGTAATTGTTTTTCTGCCAGCGTCATCTCTAAACCATCTGGAGCAGCTAAAGTATATTCGTCCTGTAAATACCAAGGGACGAATAAAGGTTTAAATATACCTTCGCCTTTCTCTGCTTTATTCCATAGGTCGTAATAAACGCCTTGAGCACCATGAGAGGTGCTATTTATAATAATAATACTTCCTTTTTGTAATGCTATTGACTGAAACATACCAGCAAGTATTCTCTCTCCTTGTAACCAAAACGCAGCCTCATCAGCCAGCAAACAAGTGTTTGTTGTTCCACGTCCCGGGTTGTCTGCTCCTGCAGTCCATACCCTGTACTTGCTTCCGTTTTCCTTGAAGCTCATTTCACGTACGTTTGATTTATCTAGCACTGGTTGTATTTCTTTAGGTAGTTCTGCCCAAAATGTTTGGGACATACTAAAGATACTTTCAGTTGTTGGCTTGTCTAACGATATGATTACAGCTTTGGTATTGCCATAAAATAAAGCTCTGTGAAATATATACGCAGAACTAATCGTAGAAAACCCAGCTTGTCGATATTTGGATATAATCAATCTCACATATCCAGTGTCTTCCATTTGTTGGTTGAGTGCTTCAAGAACTAATTTTTGAGCACTATTAACTTTTAATGGTATTAATCCTAGTGAGGCATCTTTCGGATATATCTGTAAGCAATCTTCAAAGAATGCTTCGGGATCATTTTTCCAATGTTCCCACCTCTTCCTCTTTTCAAGTTCAGCAACCAGCTTAGAGGCTTCTCTAGTGTTTGACATAGTTTATCCAAAATAAAGTGGACCACCTTGATTTCCCCAAATTTCTGAGAATGGATCTTGTACATAATAATCATCTCTCATAATATTATCATGATAGTCGTCTTCATAATCATTATAATATTGGTCTTGATAATGAAAATCATAATCATAGTCGTCAACAGATGCGGTTCGATTTCCTACATAATCCATAATTGGAACAGGAATATGAGATTGTTTATCTCCCAAAATAGGTCCTCCTAAAATAGGTCTTTGTCGTATCAGCCTACCATTCTTGTCATATATTGGTCTTCTGTTGCCGGGATCAAATCCTGCAGCTAGAGGAATCATTGTAGGAGGTCCTTCTTGCTCCCTCTTCCAATCTTGTAAACCTTGCCAACCACTTTTCCATCCTTCACGAAATGGACTTTTTTCGCTAAGAGGTCCTCTATGTGTAGGTGAGCCTTTCATATAATACATAATATCTCCTAATGTTTTCTTTCATCTAAGTGTTGGTCTGTCAACTCTAGAATTCTTTCTAATAAATCTTCCTCAGACATATCCTCAACTCTCTCTTCATTGGCTGTCTTAGCGTCTTGAGTTGGTTCGATATATTTATTAGCTTCG